ATGGTTACTTCCCGCTGGTCTGCTTGGGATTTTCATTGTCATTGAGAGCATCCATCTAGATGCTCATCAAAAGATGGAAATGGATGTGCATGGTTATTGCAAACAAAATGCAGAGTATCAAGAAAGTTTGAAATTCAATGATGATGACTGGTAAATGTATACATAATACATAATTAAAGAGACCTTCCAAAGGTCTCTTTTTGTTTGAGGTGTATTCTTATGAATGTCTATGTAAATGTAAAACCGAATAATTATAATGGCGACACCGACCTATTGACAATTGAGGTTCCTTCAGCCTATACTGAGGAAATCCTGAAGCATGTTCGACCTATTGCAGAATACAAGAATGTGAATGAGGATAAAATCCTAAAAGATATTATTAAACAATCTATTATCGAAATCGAACGGAGAAGTTATGAGCGTAAGAGTCGTAAGGCTAAAAAACGGTGAGGATGTTATTTGTGATCTCTTTGAGGTTACTATGAAAGATGATCCTGAGAAAGCAGTTGCACTCAGGATGGACTATCCTTACAATATCACTATTCTCGAACCTGATGATTCTGACGATATCATGATGGGGTTTGAGGAAGAAGGTGACGAAGTTTCTGAAGAGGAACTTGCAGAAATGGCAGAGTATGATGATACTCTTGCTGAAGAAGAATATGATGAAGGTATCAAGAAAATGACAGGTCTTGATATTGACATGCGTCCTTGGGCACCTTTGTGCGCGAGCAATCAGATTCTTATCAAATTAGATGATATTATTAGTGCGTATGAAACGCATGAAATTATCGTTGAAAAATACAACGAACTAGTGGAGGCAGCAAAGAGTGGACGACGCGATCAAAATAGTTCTCTTAAGACAGAGAAGTGAATATCTGATCGGTAAGATTACTGAACTTGATGAGGAACCCAGTCTACTCATTGAGAATTGTTATCAGATTGAAGATGAAGAATGCATGAAACCATTCCCAAGATTTAGTTCGCAACGCGATCTGTTCTTGACATCCGAGTGTGTTTTGACTATACTGGATCCAGCACCGAAATTGCTGGAAGCGTACAAAGCACTATGAGTTCATTTTACACCAACATTCAACTTGCTGGTGATACCATACTTTATCGCGGGTACGAAGATGGGCAACCTGTCCAGTTTCGTGCCCATTTTAGTCCGACTCTATATGTTCTTTCAAAAAATACTGAGGAGTACAAAACCCTAGATGGGCGTAATGTATCTCCGATTGATTTTACGAACACTAGATCGGCACGAGAATTTATCAAACAATACGATGGCGTTGAAGGATTTGAGATTCATGGATACGACCGATTCGTATATCAATACATCAGGAGAGAGTTTCCTGGTGAAGTAGATTATGATATTAGTCAGATGAAAATCTACGCAATGGACATTGAGGTCCAGTGCGAGAATGGATTCCCTAATGTTGAAGAAGCAGCAGAAGAAATGCTTTCAATCACCATCAAAGATATGGTGACCAAGCAATATTATTGTTGGTGTACTAGAGAATTTGAAGCACCCAAAGGTGTGAAAGCAGAGTTCTTTTGGACAGAGCATGAGATGCTTTCTAACTTCCTAAAGTGGTGGGGAGAAAATACACCAGACATTCTTACGGGTTGGAACGTGAATCTGTATGACGTTCCATACATCGCCCGTAGGGTTTGTCGTGTGCTTGGTGAGAAATGGATGAAGGGATTGTCCCCATGGAATCGTGCAAATGAGAGGGAAGTGTATGTCAAGGGCAGGAAAAATATTGCTTACGATATCTCTGGTGTCAATATTCTTGACTATCTGGATCTATATCGAAAGTTTACATACTCAAATCAAGAATCTTACAGACTTGACCATATCGCTTTCGTCGAACTCGGTCAGAGAAAGGTTGATCACTCTGAATACGAAAACTTCAAAGATTTCTATACCCGAGATTGGCAGAAGTTTATGGAATACAACATCCAAGACGTTGAACTAATCGACAGACTGGAAGATAAAATGAAGTTGCTTGAACTTGCCATCACGATGAGTTACGATGCCAAGGTCAACTTTGAAGATGTGTATAGTCAGGTCCGTATGTGGGACACTATGATTTATAACTATCTTACAGATCGACATATTGTTGTTCCGCCGAAGAAGGGTGCCAAAAAAGATGAAAAATATGCAGGAGCATACGTCAAGGAACCGATTCCTGGAAAGTATGATTGGGTTGTGTCTTTTGATCTTAACAGCCTCTATCCTCATCTCATTATGCAGTACAACATCTCGCCAGAGACGCTTGTCGATGCCCGCCACCCCACGGCAACAGTTGATAAAATACTTGGACAGCAAATAAATGTTGACAAAGAATATTGTGTCTGTGCTAACGGAGCACAATATCGAAAAGATGTTCACGGGTTCCTACCCGAAATGATGCAGGAGATCTACAATGAAAGGACCATTTACAAGAAACGAATGCTTGAGTCTAAGCAAGCTCTTGAACATGCCACCACACCTGCAGAGACCTTGGCATTACAAAAGGATATCTCAAAGTTTAACAACATCCAAATGGCAAGAAAGATCCAACTCAACTCTGCCTATGGTGCCATCGGAAACCAATACTTTCGATACTACAATCTTGCAAATGCTGAGGCGATTACTCTCAGCGGGCAAGTCTCGATTAGATGGATTGAAGGAAAAGTAAATCAGTATCTAAACAAACTACTCAAAACAGAGGACCACGATTATGTTATTGCTTCCGATACTGACAGCATCTATATCTGTCTTGATCTACTTGTTCGCTCAGTATTTGATGGTAAGGACGTTTCTAAAGAGAGGATCGTTAACTTCCTTGACACTGCTTGCAAAGAACGAATTGAACCATACATCGACAAATCTTACAAGGAACTAGCAGACTACGTTGGTGCCTATGAACAGAAGATGTTCATGAAGCGAGAGAACATCGCCAACAAAGGCATCTGGACTGCTAAGAAACGATACATCCTCAACGTCTGGGATAGCGAGGGTGTCCGCTATGAGAAACCTAAACTCAAGATCATGGGTCTGGAGGCAGTTAAGTCCTCTACTCCTGCTGCATGTCGTACAGCAATTAGGGAATGTATGAAGGTGATTATGAATGAGTCTGAGGAGCAGGCACAGAAGTTTATTGCTGATTTTAGGGAACAATTTTCATCGTTGCCGATCGAAGATATTTCATTCCCCCGAGGGTGCAATGGAATAAATAAGTGGTCACACCCCGTGACAATTTATGGTAAAGGCACACCCATTCATGTCAGAGGAGCATTGCTCTACAACTTCCATAATAAGAAAAACAAACTGACTCACAAGTATCCTTTGATTCAAGATGGTGAGAAGATCAAGTTTGTGTATCTGAAGACCCCAAATAAGATTGGTGAGAATGTGATCAGTTATCTGAACACATTCCCGAAGGAGTTTGGACTTGACAAACAGGTAGACTATGATCTACAATTCTCAAAGAGTTTCCTTGAACCGATCAAAGTTATTATGGATACTATTGGGTGGCAACCTGAAAAAGTCGCATCACTGGAGTTCCTATTCGGATGAAGAAAACGAGATTTATTGTAACTTATCAAAATGCATTTGGATTCTCAGCACGAGAAGAAAAAGTATTTGATGATCACAAAGAAGCACAATGGTTTGAACGTGCCATGAAACGTTCTAACTTTATCACGTCATTATTGGAGGTCAAAGAGTGAATTTTTTGCAGGAAGTAGCAAAGGAGATTGGTAATGAATATGCTGGACTTGTATCAGATGGTGTTGCAGCAGGAGACACTGCTGGTTTCATTGACACTGGTAGTTATGTTTTCAATGCTTTGGTTAGTGGTTCAATCTACGGAGGTGTCCCTGGAAACAAGATCACGGCTATCGCTGGTGAGTCTTCTACTGGCAAGACTTTCTTTTGCCTTGGGATTGTCCAGCATTTTCTTGAATCAAATCCCGATGCTGGGGTAATTTATTTTGAGTCTGAGTCTGCTATCTCAAAGCAGATGATTGTCGATCGTGGTATTGCTGCTGATCGTATGATGATTGTGCCTGTATCTACAATTGAAGAGTTCCGAACTCAGTCTTGTCGTATTCTTGACAAGTATATGGAACAGAAAGAAGAAGATCGTAAACCTATGATGTTCGTCTTGGATTCTTTGGGTATGCTTTCTACCACCAAGGAAGTTGAAGATGTTGCCAATGATAAACAGGTCCGTGATATGACCAAGAGTCAGTTGATCAAGGGTGCCTTCCGTGTGCTAACGCTCAAATTAGGTAAAGCAAATGTTCCAATGTTGGTTACAAATCATACATATGATGTAATCGGAAGTTATATTCCAACTAAAGAAATGGGAGGAGGAAGTGGACTCAAGTACGCTTCATCAACAATTATATATCTATCAAAGAAGAAGGAGAAGGACGGTACAGAGGTTGTTGGCAATATTATCAAATGCAAAGCAGCAAAATCCCGACTAACAAAGGAGAACTCGCAAGTTGAAACCCGACTTTATTACGATCGTGGACTTGACAGGTATTACGGACTACTGGAACTGGGTGAGAAATACGGAGTATTCACCAAGCGGGGGAATCGTATTGTCATTGGTGAATCTACTCTTTATCCTAAGTCTATTCTCGCTGATCCAGAAAAGTATTTCACCCCCGAAGTGATGCAAGCATTGGATGAAGCAGCAGCTAAGGAGTTCCGCTATGGCAACTGAACTTAAAGATTATATTCGCTGCTATGATGGAATAGTTCCTGCAACATTCTGTCAGTCGATTATGGATACATTTGATAAGTCTCCACACACTGAGTATCTTGATAGAGAATGTCGTCCTACTTTTACTGAACTCAATATCTCACAAAGATATGGAGCAAAGGATCCTGCATGGGTAGGTATTCAGAACAAACTAACCAATTATTTTATCGATGCTGTAGAACTCTACATGCGTGATCTCGATGTTGAGATGGATTTTCCTGCAGAGTATGCCTTTGAGGAGAATAGAGTTAAGATGTATCAAGCAAACAATCATGATCAGTTTAAAGATCATGTTGATGTTGGTAACTACAATTCGGCACGAAGATTTTTAGTTTGTTTTCTATATCTAAATGATGTAACACTCGGTGGAGAAACTAATTTTCCAAAACTACGTCACAGTATCACCCCTGAACGTGGTAGAATACTAGTGTTCCCTGCCAACTGGCAGTACAGACACTCTGGTCAACCACCTCTAAGTGGTCCCAAATATATTGTTGGATCGTATTTGCACTACCTATGAATCTCGAAGTAACCATTCTAAGCAATCTCATGTATCATGAGAAATATGCTAGGAAGGTATTACCTTTCCTCAAGTCGGATTACTTCACAGATAGATCTAATAAGATTATCTTTTTGGAGATTCACGAATACATCAGTCAGTATGATGCGTTACCATCTGTCAATGCAATTGGTATAGAATGTCAGGAACGAAATGATCTCAACGAAGATCAATTCAAAGAAGTTATCCAAGTTTTAAATGTCCTTTCCGATGATTCCGCAGACTACGATTGGATCGTTGATACTACGGAAAAGTGGTGCCAAGAGCGTGCGATTTACCTATCTCTTATGGAATCTGTCAAGATTGCTGACGGGCAGGATTCCACGAGGGATAAAGGTTCGATTCCTCAGATTCTTGCGGATGCACTAGCAGTAGGTTTTGACCAACACATTGGTCATGATTATGTCTCAGATGCAGAAGAGCGTTATGATTTCTATCATCGGGTAGAAAACAAAATACCTTTTGATCTAGAGTTCTTTAATAAAATTACTAAAGGTGGTCTCACCAATAAAAGTCTTAACATTGCACTTGCAGGTACTGGTGTTGGTAAGTCTTTGTTTATGTGTCATGTAGCATCAGCAACGTTGCTGCAAGGTAAAAATGTTCTGTACATCACATGTGAGATGGCAGAAGAAAAGATTGCTGAACGAATTGATGCCAACCTTCTAAATATCAACATCCAGAAACTTGTTGATCTTCCTAAGAACATGTTTCATAAGAAGATTCAAAACCTCAGTAAGAAAACTCAGGGCAAGTTGATCATCAAAGAATATCCCACTGCATCTGCACACGTTGGACATTTTCGTGCTTTGCTCAATGACCTTTCTCTCAAGAAGTCATTTAGACCTGACATTATTTTCATTGATTACCTTAATATATGTGCTTCCTCTCGGTATCGCCAGGGCGGCTCTATCAATTCATATAGCTATATTAAGTCAATTGCAGAAGAACTTCGAGGCTTGGCTGTTGAGGCAAACGTCCCTATCGTATCTGCCACGCAGACCACTCGCTCTGGTTATGGTAGCACTGATGTTGACCTTACTGATACTTCAGAGTCCTTTGGTCTCCCTGCTACTGCTGATCTTATGTTTGCCCTTATTTCAACTGAAGAACTTGAGGGTATGAATCAAATCATGGTCAAGCAGTTGAAGAATAGATACAATGATCTGACATCCAACAAAAGATTCTGTGTTGGTATTGACAGAGCAAAGATGAGGTTGTATGATGTGGAGGAATCCGCTCAAGATGATCTGATCGACAATGGTCAGTCCGAAGAGAAGGTTGACCTAGTAAAACGTTTCACAGCAAAGAAAACATTTCAAGATCTAAAGTATGACTAAGCGAGTAAACACTGATGCCTATTTGGAGTTCGTCAATGCAGTCACGTCCACGCCGTCGAAAGACCATGAGGCATTCATTTATCGTCTTCAAGAACTCGAAGGGCAAGACTTTCATGCCGAGCGATTGCTTACTGCTGCTGTAGGAGCATGTGCTGAAGCAGGAGAGTTCACTGAGATTGTCAAGAAGATTGTCTTCCAAGGCAAACCTGTCAATGAAGATAATCTCTTTCACATGAAGCGTGAATTGGGTGATATCATGTGGTATATTGCTCAAGCATGTATGGCACTGGATGTTAGTATTGACGAAATCATTGCCATGAATGTAGAGAAACTTGCAGCACGATACCCTGATGGTGCATTTGATGTATACTACTCAGAGAATCGTAAGGAAGGTGATGTCTGATGCCACTAAACCCTGATGCCCTGTGGGAGGATATGGCAAAACTAAATTCTCTTTATGAAGAGTTGCTTTGGGATCCAGAAAAACCTTTAGAGTTCAAAGCAGACTACGAAAACGATCGTATTATTATCACTCTCAAGAAAGACTAATGCACGGAAAACTTGACCCCGAAGACAACGTTATGGATGACACTATTATTGCTTCTCGCAGAGCAGCAGCAATTATGAAAAATGTCTCTAGCAAATTGTCTGACACTATTGCTGAGTTGGG